TCAGTGACAACTAAACTTGTTCCGTCAGTTGTCATGAAATAACCATCTACAAACACAACATCAAGAACAACTCCTAAGTCAGAGTCTCCTACCTGCGTCAGTGTTCCATTCCAATAATAGAGACTTTGACCAGAAACAATCGCCAATCTATCAAAACTATAATCGAATGTAACTAAGTTATCAACGGACCCCCCGACATCTCCAAGGATGCTTATTGATCCATCATTAGCAACCGTAACGAGTTTCGTGCCCATGACGCGATAACATACGCCATTCCAATTGATCCCGCCTCGATCTATGCCAGGGCCAGTACCATTTGAAACAATGCCATCAGCAGGCCGCAGGAATCCTGCACCGATGCCGCTATTCTTCGGCACTGGAACAAGGTTCACAGGGTAAGACGTGCGCAGGTCTGGCCCGTTGTCTGAATAGATTCCGCTAAGGATTGGAATTTGCATTTAGGTCACCGCTTTATTCTGTTTTTGCCAGTAGCCACGTGGCAAACGGTTTGCACTTTGCTGAGCCATTGTGGCCCAGCGCACATTCCCTGGCTCATAGTGTCCAAGCGGATCAATGCGGTCAAGCGTCATGCCTTCAGGCCGGATGCCGATGCAGTCAATCAGCTGCTGCAATGAATCGAAGCGGAACTCGACTTTGGCATAGCACGCATGATGCTTTTCGCCAATTTTGCTGCGCCTCTTTGCCTTGTAGTAGCTTGCCCGTGTTCTTGCAAGGTCTGGATCACTCTTGACGCCAGTGCCTTTGCGCGGGTGGTCGCGTCCATCGAACCGCAGCCGGTTATGGCACGGCTTGCAGATCATGGGCTTTCCCTGCTTCAGCACTCTTGCGATGACGTCAGACCGAACCATCCGTTTTTCTCCGCAGTTTGGACACTGCACTTCATGTTTGAGATTTCCATTTGGCATACGCTGCTCCTTTGGTGCATTGTAATACCATTTGGGATTATTTCCACTTAACGCGATCCGACCAATACGCGGCGCTCATCTTGCCCTTTGAAATGTTCTCAGCGTGCCTAGCCTTGAACGACTCACGCCTGGCTTTGTCAGACTTGGACTCGCCTTCTTTCTTAGGGCTACCAGACACGCCTTGTTGACCGAATCTAATAGTCTTGATTTGGTCGCCAGACTTTGCAACTACAACGTGGCTTTTTGTTGGATGTGTAGGCGTGCGCTTGGGCTTGTTATAGCCTTCAACACCTGCACGTTTTAATCTTGAGTCTGTTTTCACAAATTGCCCTCAAATTGCCAGGCATCTCTGCCTGGCTTTTTTTGCTTAATGTGGATACATATCTAGGATTGCATCCTTAATTTCTTCATCTGAAGCATTTTCAGGAAGATCTAATTTATAAGCTCCAACCAATGTACCGATTGAATTTTCTACTGAGGAAACTACATTTAAAACATCATCTGAGTATGTTTTGCTTTGTATTTTCACAGTGATCATGGCGCAGCGTATCCTTGAGCGTTGAAGTAAACAGCACCAGCGCCTGAAGCCGTTATGGTAACAACCTCAAGCAACGTATTCGCAGTCCCTTTGATTGGGCTAGGGAAATTGAATTGTGCGGTTGGAAGTCCACCAGTCGGGATCTTAGTGCGCCACAAAACCGTACCGCCTGCACCATCACGAACAGCCAATTCAGTCGCTGTCGTCAATGCCTCAGACATCACCTGAATGCTGGTAATGTAGTTCCTGATGCCTGCGCCAGCAGCCGTTTTAATCGTCACAGCCGTGGTCGTGTTCAGGATACCTGCAGCAGCCGCACCATAAGACCACTCGCCTTCAGGGATGCTGTATGGCTTCGTGACTGGAACACCGATCAGCGTACCGATGGCTTGTTGCTGACGCGCCGTAGTACCCGCTGCTGGATTTGCGGAGACGCCGACGATAGATGTCAAAACAGGGTTTGGAACAGTTGTGGCATTGTTTGCCGTCGTGCCCGCAACACCTGCCGCAGTAACAACTGGAATCGTTCCACCCTGAATGACAACCGGAGCGGCAGCTCCCATATCACCAGACGGACGGGCCAGCAACTCAACTCGCTCGCGCTCGTAATCAAACACGCGAAGGAACGAGATTCTCAGGTCAGTGCGCTTGATAACGCCGCCGCCGCAATTGGTAGACGCAAAATCAGCAGGCAGCGTCATGCTTCCAGTGTAAGGCAGCACCAGGAACAAACTTGTAGTGGTCAGGTTGGCCACTTTCCAAGCACCATCAACGTTCAGCGTGGCACCAGTTGAGTTGTCTCGGACACCCACGAGGTTTACGAGATCGCCGATTGAAACACCTGCCCAGTTGGTGTTTCCGACAACAAGCAGTTGCCTCGTACCATCAGCCAATGTGGATAGCGTGACAGATTGCGCAACAACAGGATTTGCACCAAGCGCAGACATCAAGTTGCCGCCCTGAACCTTGGCAACATAGCCACCATAACTCGTTACAGTTCCTGCCGTACCAATCACAATGGTGAACTGCGTAGGACTAATAACGGAAGCGACAGCCGTTGCAGTCAGCAAATTTGGAAAGCTTGCTGCAGCTTGATCTCGAATTCCATAAACGACAACTGGATCATTCGCAGTAAGTCCGTGAGCCGTAGCGGTTGTGATTGTTGCAGTAGTAGTGCCAGATTTGACTGCAGAGACAATCTGAGCGTTCGGAATAGATAGAGATTTATTGTTTGTGGAACGAATCCTGACCTTGTATTCGGCACTAGGATCCGGACAAACTTGGGTTCTGAGCAAACGAGACGTAGTTTGTGCAACAGCGTCAACAGCTCCATCAGCCCATTGAGTACGGTCAGACTGAACGAACAAACGATACTCAGTCGTAGGCGCAAAAGCGTACTGGTATGCAACGTTCACCAACTGCACTGATGCTGTAGTGCTAATCGTTGTTGAATGGTTACCTGCAATCGTTCCAGATGGCAAAGCATCGCCAGCTTCAGAACGGATATACATGGAAGCATTGGTGGCCGTTGCATTCTCAAAGATTTGAGAAATACCGTTCTGGGACCTACCGAGACGTTCACGGAAGTACACAAACCCCTTTGCGCCTGCAGGATTTGTGATCGTCTGCGAAGGAATCGTTCCGTTAGGGCCAGCAGTAGCAGTGAACTGCGTTGGGCTAGGTACCGTAGCGACAACCAATGCAGGATAGTTTGCTAGCAGGTTAGAGCAGTCACGAATGCCAATGCTTTTACCAACACTCAACCCATGAGGTGCAACAGTGTCAACTGTTAGCGTAGTAGTAGCTTGGCTGATTGAACTAATTGCAAGATCTGGAACATCAGGCAATGGGTCCTGCGTATCAATCATCTCGATTGAGAACTCTTGCCCAAGAGTTCTTTGAGACATGCTCAGTCCAATAGCAGCTTCAATTGGAAGCTTTACAAGCCCAATCGAAGTGATATCTGTTTCAGTTCCTGCGCTTAGAGGATCTTTTGAAATAACAAGATAAGATGCAGCAGCAGCATTTCCGTCTACATAGACAAGATCGCCTGTCGCCTTGCTTTCGACCCATCTTCCTCCGCTAACTGGGTCGTAAACTTCAAAAGCATCACGAAATTTATTCGTCATGTTCTGAGAAATAGACGAAATGACTTCTGAATAAGTCCCGTCCAGCATGTCAACATTGCGTCTTGCAACGTCGTTGTAACTCTTAATAATATCAGCCATTCTCACTCCCCCGGAGAATTAAGTTTAAGAAATACGGTACCACGAATTCGTGGACTGTACGAAACGAACTCTGAAAAATGCATTTGCAGCAAGCGTTGTCGGTGCTCCAAATGCTGCAGTTGCGCCGTTAAGCGCCAACGTAAACGTGGTGATGATCTGGGTTGTTGTTACCAAGATCTCTGACCCGTCTGGCGTTGTTGTGTTAAGTGGAAGCGTGACCGTTCCAGCAGCCAATGTTCCAGTTGGTTGAATCAAAATCCATTGCTGTTCTACAGGGGTAGGCACCGCAATGTTAAAACCTGTGCCAGGCGTATAAACATTGGTGGCCAACGATGGAGATGCAAACGTCTGTTCGAAGTAGTCTAGCAGCGTGCCTATTGAGACCCTACGGGCGTCTCCATTGTTTGGGCTATAGACTGGCAACTGCTCACCAGAAGATACGCTAGACATCAATGGCAATTGATTTATCTGAGCCATTTTTATACCCCTTAATTGAATTCTAAAGGCCCATCAGGGCCAACTGTGACAGGATCTACAGGCGGCCTAATGAATGGGCCATCGTAAACGCGCCATGGCTTGTTCCCAGCTCCAGATGGCAATGACCCTGGTAGTTGCTGCTCTGGTGGAACTGTTGCTCTCTGCAAAAGCACGTCATAGCCTTGTTTAGCCGATACCTTTGTTTCTATGGCGACTTGCTTGCCATAGCTTGGAGCCAATCTTATGGCCAAATTAAGGATGATCGCCTGGTTTGCAGAATCTGGGACTAGCGCCTCTTCGTCAAGATCACTATCTTGTGGGCTAGATGGCAATGGGTAGCCCAATCTGATGCCCTTACCATTCCATTCGGCCATCAATGCATCAAGCCTGCGCATAGCTGATTGAAGTTGCTCAGGTTGCAAGTCAAACACATACGAGGCTAGCCCGATCTCTTCTAACGCAGCTGTTACAAACTGGCGTTTTGTGTATCCCATATCAACCCCTTAGTGCTTCTTCGATTTTATCGAATAGCTTTTTGTCGGTTGTCCTACCATCAAATTTGATGCCTAGCTCTCGCGCTTTGTGCTCTAACTCTTCGCGCGTCACGGGTGAATCATCGTTTGTTTCAGTAACGATGTCTACAGATACAGCAGGATTTAAAAATGCGTCAACTGCCTTGGCTAAGCTTTGATGCCATCCATCAGCAATCCTAGCCTTCATCTGCTCATCATCTTTGACACCAACTGAGTCATATGTGGTGCCGTTTGGCCCCCAATGATTGCCTGGGCACTTGTAAACGATTGTTGGGAACTCCATCATTTCCCTTTCTTTGCTGGAGCCTTTCCGGGCTTTCCTGCAGCCTTTGCAGACTTACGCGCAGAGCTCAATGCAACTGCTACGGCTTGTTTTTGCGGCATCCCGGATTTCATCTCTTTTGAGATGTTCGAGCTAATCGTCTTCTGGCTGTAACCTTTTTTCAGGGGCATTTTGTTTACCTACATGTGAAGACAGCCCCGAAGGGCTGTCTATTTATCAATTCACATCAGATTAGGTCTGAGAGAACATGATTACGCCGGACATCTCTGGCTGCTTATTGACAACGCCGAAGATGGTATCGAGACGATACTTCGTCTTCATCGTGTTGATGTCATATTGCTTCTGCATCACAAGTTCGATACCTTGATCCGTAGAAGCACGCATGACAGCGGCACCAGCATCGCTAGGTACAGCATAGCGGCCAGGCAGGATTTCCAGAGCATCACGTTGCCAGAACGGGTTAACGTAGTTGGCGACCGTGTTCAGGAAGACGATGGCTGCAGTTGCGCTGGTAGCGTTCACAACAACGTTCTGGTACTGAGCTTCAGCATCCGTAGCACCTTGGTTAGAGATGATCGGGGGGCTGATGACCATGGTCGTAGCGTTAGTAACGCTGATGACGCGGAAGGTCTTCAGTTGACCGGTGTCGCCCTTGGTGATGTGATGAACAGCGTTCACATTGGCGATAGTGAAAGCATCACCAGCTGCCACGTTAGTGGTGCTGGAAACAGTCACGGTCTGATAACGGTTATCAACGTTCGAAACTTCGCCAGTGCCTGCGGTCGAGGTGGCGCGGGGGGTGTAGTAGTTCGCACCAGCAACGCGGGTATCAATAGTGATGCCTGCTCCGCCTGCAGCAGCCGCTTTGCGGTTTGCATAGTCGAATTTGTAGGTTGAGAAGGAAGCCATTTCACCAACAAACGCCTTACGCAATGCACGATCGCTGATTTCGTTACCAAACGAACGCGAAGCCTTCGAAAGATCGTTAGCCATGCCGTTGTAGTCACGGGTGGACAAGGCAAGATAACGATCATAAGAAGGAACGCCCTGTTCGTTCATGATGGCTTCGCACTGAGCGACATCATCAAAACCAGAAGCAGTGGAGGTGCGCTTGACGAACAGGGTGCCCTGGTTAGCAGCAACGTTCATGATTGCAACGTTGATATCGCTGGCCAGTTTTTGCTTTGCAGCATCACCAAGACGACCTTCTTGCAGCGAGTCGCGCAATTCGGTAGCGGTCATGACCCATGGCACAGACTTGCTGAAACCAATGGTGGCAGGCACCGACAACTGGGTATAGTCGTCGAAGTTGGACGTCATATCGGTACCGCTGTAGCTGGTAGCGATATAGGGCTGGGGACGCCAGATGACGTTATTGGTGCGCTCCATCATCGTCTGATCGGTGTTGTACACCGCGACGTTTTTGCTCAGGACCAGAGCATCTTGAAAGCCTTCGAGAATGTCTTCAAACGCGACGCGTTCTTCTTTGGAAAATGCATTAGGCATGATCAATTCCTTAAAGTTTATTTACGTTTCTGCCTACGGTACTCCATGACTTTTGTATAGTCACCAGTACGTTCAGCCTCATTTCTAAGCCTATCGAGTGTTGAATCAACCGACGCAGAAGATACTACACGCCCAGAATTCTGAACGATTTTCTCCGGTGCCGGAGCTGACTTGCGATTGCTGACTTTCAAATCTTTCTCCAGTCTGGCCACCGCGAA